AGAAAACTTCAAAGTATAAGAATGAAAGTAGAAGAACCAAAGGGTTCTGACTTGGGTGGAGATGGATTGGCATTACCACTAACAGGACAAACAGAAGAAGAGTTCTTACGTGATAACCCATGTACAGCAGGATATGTTGCTTACGGTACTAAAATGAAGAATGGTAGAAAGGTACCTAATTGTGTACCTATTGAGAATTCATCTGAGTTCAGTTTTACTGCTGATGATGAGAAGATGGAAATCACAGGAGCAGCAATCATACCAAACAAAATGATAATAAGGAAATCCCCTCCTACATTTGAAAAGCCTAACGGGGAATTTTATTGGGTATTCTTCTCAGAAGAAACCACACGTAAACTGGCCGACAGATTTATGAAGGCTAAGTTATTGGATGCGTCCAATATCGAACATTCAGAAAAGGATGCAGACTCATACGTAAAAGAATCTTGGATAGTAGATGACCCAATCTTTGATAAGTCCACATCAATGGGGTTAGAATACCCTAAGGGGACGTGGGTGGTCACTATGAAAGTTAATGACCCAAAGGTCTGGAAAGACATTAAAAACGGCAAGTTGAACGGTTACTCGATTGAGGGATGGTTCAATGAGAATGTGTTATTTAATTAATAAACAATAAACAAAAAATTATTCAATATGAATAGAACAGAAATTTTATCGAAAATCAAAGAAATCTTCGGAATGGTTGAACAAAAGTTTGACGTATACAAAACAGAAGACGGTGTTGAATTTCGCGTAGATAGCTTAGAGATGGAAAAAGAAATCTATATCATTACACCTGAGGGTGAACTACCTGCTCCTGATGGAGAAATCAAATTTGAGGATGGTACGAAACTTAAAGCGTATGATGGTAAGATAGCAAAAATTGAAATCGAAAAAGAAGTTGAGGAAGACTTTGATTCAGCTACTTTGGCGGATGGTACTAAGATACTAACCAAAGAAGAAGGTGACTTCAAAGAAGGACAAATGCTTTATGTTATTGACGAGGAAGGTAGCGAGGTTGCTGCACCTGAAGGTGAACATACAACAAAGAGTGGTATCACTATAGTTGTTGACGCTGAGGGAGTAATCAAAGGTATCAAATACCCTGATGTTGAAGGAGAAGGTTCTTTAGATGCTTCCAAGGAAGACAAAGAAGAAATGGCTACGGCTACTCTTATTGATGGTACTATTGTTGAAACGAAAGGTGACTTAGTAGAAGGTGCTGACTTATACGTGAAAACGGAAGAAGGTCAACAACCTGCTCCTGACGCAGTTCATGAAACAGAAGACGGACTTTTAGTGGAGACTAAAGACGGCAAGATTGTATCCATCAAAGAAAAAGAAGAAGCTAAGGAAGAAGTTAAAGTAGAAGAACTACTTGAAACTTTTGCTGAAGCATTAACTCACTTGAATAACGAGATTACTTCATTGAAAAATACTAATGAAGAATTAAGTAATAAATTTAGTCAGTTTGCTGCTGAACCAGCTGCAGACCAACACTACGATAGAAAAGGTGCATACGTGAAAGAAGTTATGTCTATGAAAATGGACAAGCTAGAACGTTTGGCTCAACTACGTAAAAAATAATAATAAAACAATAAAAAATTTCATATCATGAAAAAACACAATTTTAGTTTCGACTTGACAGGATTAAACACATACACTGACGAAGTTGGTGGGTTGTTATTATCTGAGTCAATCGTAAAAGCACAAACTCCTTCATTAGTTTATATTCAAGCTGGTGTAAAAGGAACACAAGCTATCAACTTATTGAGCTCTTCTATCTCAATTGGTGATGGTGGTTGTGGATGGGATACTACTGCTAACCAGTCAGGTACTACATTCACTCAAAGAAACTTAGCTACAAAGCTATACAAGTATCAAGAGACTCTATGTCCTACATCTCTAAGAGATTATTGGGCTGGTATGTTCTTGAATAACCCTGCATCAAACGAGGAGTTACCATTCGAGGAGCAAATCGCAGCATTAAAAGTTAAAGAGATTCAAAAGTTCGTAGAAACAAAAGTATGGAACGCAACTGTAGCGGTTGACGGATTCGATGGTTTCTATACAACTATTGACCCTGCAACACCTGGTGTAGTAGCGGTAATAGGAGCAACAGTTCCTGCTAACAACACTATGTTAACTTGTGTTGACGAAGTAATTTCAGCTTGTCCTGAGGCAATCAGACAAGACGATGACTTAATCGTATTCATGTCTCCTGCTAACTACAACAACTACGTAGTTAACTTGAGAACTGCTAACTATTTCCACTTCTCTCCTGAAGAAGCTGGTGAAGAGTTTATCACTTTCCACCCAGCAACTAACATCAGAGTAGTAGGTGTACCAGGATTAACTGGTAAGAATAGAATCGTATTAGGTAAATCATCTGAATTCGTAATTGGTGTTGGTCTTATGGACGACACTGAGAGATTAGACATGTGGTACTCAAGAGACAATGATGAGGTAAGATTACAAGGACAATTCAACCTTGCATCTAACATCGCATTCCCTGAGAACTTCGTAACAAATGATTTGGCATAACCATAAATAAACTGTAAAAAAAAATAAATAAAATGAGTGATTATTCAGCATGTGCAGTAACTAGTTCGTTTAACTTAGCTTGTCTTGCTTCCGTAGGAGGTTTAAGAAAAGTATACATTTTCACGGATGTTACTGGCGTAACAGAAACAAGTGGTGAAATCTCTGCTATCAATGGTAGTGGTTCCGCTTACACTTATGAATTGAGAAAAAACGGTGGTTCTTCTTTAACGGAGACTATCAACAATTCATTAGAGAATGGCTCTTTATTTTATCAGCAGGATTTAGTTATGGTATTCCACAAATTAGATACTCTAATTAGAAACCAAATTAAATTGTTAGCTCAAAATAGAGGCATAAAAGTGGTCGTAGAAGACAACAATGGAAATCAATTCTTCTTAGGTGAAGATTTTGATGGAGGATATTTATCAGCAGGAACTGCAGCAACGGGAGTTGCATTCGGTGATAGCTCTCAGTATTCTATTACATTATCGTTCTTCCAAAGAGCACCTATGATGAAACTTGACGCAGATATTGCATCTGTAGTTTCAGGTATTACAATCGTAGCATAATTATATTATATAGTAAGGGGGGTTAATCCCCCCCTTATTAAGCCAAAATAAAGGATATGAAGAGAAGTAGACGTAACGGAGAAATACAACACGGATTCATTGGTAAGTTTAAAACCTACAAGAAATTAGGTTTTAAAGAAGTACCTGATTTATCTACAGAAGAGAAACAAGCTGAACTACTTAAAAAGATGAAGCCATGGTCATTTGACCCAAAGAAAGTTAAGACTAAATTTGGTTTTGTAGAATCAGGTAGTGTAGGTCCAACTCCTACTCCTGTTACTCCGACTCCAACACCTACTAACACATCTACACCTACACCTACTCCAACAAATACGGTAACTCCTACTCCAACATCTACTTTAACTCCTACCCCTACACCATCAGCAACTCCTCCACCAGCGTGTGATTTAACGTATGAGGAGGTATCATTATTTGATACTGATGCACAAGCATATATAGATGCTTTAGTTGGTGCGGGTATGACAGTAACATCAACGATATCAGGAGCAACTAATACATTATTCACATCACTTAAAACAGGAAATGTCTATAATAAAATATTTGCATTATATCCATTCTTAGGAACAACAGCGTCATCACAAAAGTTCAATGCTGTTGACCCTCGTGATTTAGATGCGGCATATAGATTACAATTCTTTGGTACTGTACTACATAGTACATCAGGTATGAAAGGTAATGGTGTTAATGGATATGCATCAACAAGCTTAGTTCCTGTTAATGATTTCGCCATTGGTGATATACATGCATCATTTGAAAAATATTACACACAACAAGGTAGTGACCCACACGATTATGGTGCTAAGAACACAACAAATAGTTTAAGATGGAGGTCTGAAACAGAAAGACAAAGCACAGCGGAGTTTATACAATATTACATGAATGAAAATGGAGCAGGTGGTTCTACTGTAGTTCAGACAACAAATACAACACCAAGAACAGGTTATTTCTATCAAGGTTATGATGGTTCAACAGCTGTGATAGATTACGATAATGGAACTGACAGAGTTACTAAAGCTAATATGGTACCAAACACGACAGCTTTTGCATTAGCAACAAATGATATTACTTTAATGGCGAGAAATGGAACGGGTGGTACTCCTGATAATGGAACATATAGTTTCGCTGGTTATTCACATTTCTCATTTGGTGAACATTTAACTCAAACTGAAGCAACCACATTATATAACAGTATAAACACATTTAACACAGCAATTGGACGATGAACGTAGCATTATTAACAGTACAAGAAAAAGATTTATTGGTCGGTCAATTATATGACATTGACAGTTATTTTAACCCCGTTCAAGATTGTAATGATAATTGGATTATAACAGAAGGTGAAATAAACCATAATATATATCCTGAATTTGATTGGATAGAACAATTACCATTAATTGAATGGTGTGCTCCTCCACCTGAAGATGAAGAATAATAAAATAGAGATATGGCTATAAAAATTAAATCAACGAACTATAGTGGTCAAACCGCTAATATAACATTTACTCCTGATACAGGTGGAACACAATCAGTTAGTGGTGTGACAATTCCTTATACTTGGAATATAGGTTATATTGATGGTGATTATGATGTATTCTTCCCATCTTTTAATAACACATGTGAATTAACTGTTTCATCATTTGATGCCGATGCAGCAGCTTACTTAGCCGAGGTATTAACTGAGGGTGGTACTTTAAACGCAACGATATCAGCAGCAACTAATACCTTATATACCGAACTTAAATCAAATGGGTTATACGATAAGATGATAATCTTCTATCCATTTGTTGGTGGTACTGCTTCCTCTCATAAACTTATGGGTGACAGAACATCAGGTACTTCATACGATATGCAATGGTATGGTGGGTTAATTCACAGTGCTAATGGTGTTAACGCTAATGGTAGTAATGCCGCAGGTAAGACATTCTTCGATTGTGGTGATTTACCTCAAGACAGAACAATGATGGTTTATGGTAATGGTGGAAACACAAAAGGATATGTAACAGGTGGTGGACAATCAGGGTTAGGTGACGAGAATGTTCAGATTATAAGTTTTACTAATAATACAGGTTACTTTGGATATGGTAGTTTCAATACATATGTTGCCGACTCAGTTGGAACAGAAGCAGCTGGTAATCTTGTTAGTTCTGTACAAGGTGCTAGTGGTTCAGCAACTGTTGTTGGATATAAAAATGGAACACAAGTTGTAAATAACACTAATGTATCAAATACTACAAATACTAATAGGTATCTTTCATTATTTGTAGATAATAGAATTAGTATACCAAATTTTGGTTTTAATGATGCTTCAGATGCGGATGTAGCATTTTTAGGATATGCTGAATATTTCACACCAGCTGAAATGGTAACTTACTCAACAATAATCGAAGACTTCCAAGTAGCATTAGGAAGAGAACTATAATAAGAAATGGAAAAAGTAGCAATATTAACAGAATCACAGAAAGACGAATTAACAGGTCAATTATATGCACCTGATAGTTATTTTAATCCTATACAAGATTGTAATGGAGAATGGGTAATATCTGCTCGGGAGATAGAACAATGTATATACCCTCAATATGATTGGATAAAAGTATTACCATTAATTGATTGGTGTGAGCCGGTAAGACCGCCATTCCCGCCGGTAGAATAAATAAAAATAAATAATAAAGATATGACAATAGTAGATATAGTACCTGTAGTAAGGTCATTAGACAAATTAGAGATATTAGACGTTTCTGTACAACTTGATAGTTCAGCACGTATTTCAGCACTTGTAAAAGGTGATGGTCTTACAGAAGGACATCAATTACTTATGGACGGTGCTTCTTATGCGGCATGGGGTTCAGATGATGAGTACGTTATAAATTGGACACTTGAGCAATTAGGATTAACTAAAGCGTAAATGATAGACGCTGTTGGTAAATTCAGTTATGGACATGTTGAATACACAGGTTATAGTGTAGGTAAGTTTATATTGGATTTAAGAACAGATATATTAGAAGTAGAGGTATTCTATCATCAAGAACATCAAAACTGTTTTAAACGTGAGATACACACGTTTAACGGGGAAGGTGAAGTAGATATTGAACAGATATTAGATAAAATTTATAATAAGCATTATAATGTTATTAATTAAAAGAAACCAACAAAATAAATTA